GTGTATGCAAACGTCATCGGCGCAGGTTACAAAGGTCCAGTCAGCAAGTATGGCAACAAAGGATTTACCAATCGCAGATTAGGTGGTGGGGCTGCCATATTTGTACGCACTACAGGACAACGGCTGCCTATCGAGAAGATGTTTGGCCCAAGTCTGCCAAGCGCAATCACAGCGGCAGGATGGGATGAAACAATACTGCAAGTTGAAATGGCAGAAACGTGGCAGCGCAACATCATCAACCAACTACAGTGGAGACTAGCAAAGTATGCCGCATGACCCGATAGACCTTAATGCGAATGAGAATGATTCTCATTCGCATTGGGTCCTTACCCACCCCGGGTATGAGCGGTCGCCTTACGATTGCGGGATTCCGCCACGTCTAAGTCTTTTTAAATCAATAGGTTACGAACATGGTAAAACGCAAGGCTGGCAGGCCGCCGTTACGGGATGGAACCGGGGTTATTGATGCTGAGCATGAGCAGGCGCGGGTTCGCAAGTTTACGGCTGATAAATTGGAGCTTGAGGTCAAGCGCAGACGGTCAGAACTTCTACTGGCTGAAGGAGTTAGTTCCACGTGGAACCTTATGCTATCTAACTTTAGGGCGCGTGTATTACAGCTGCCCAATAAATTACTGCCATTGATTCAGGCATCCACGTCCTATGCCGAGGCTGAACAGGTATTCAAGGCCGGCGTCAATGAATGCCTGACCGAACTTGCGGATTGCGATCCAGATACCATTGCGCGGTTGGATAATGACTATGCCGAAACGCAAGAAGATTAGTGCCATTGGGAGGATATTATGGCCTGGGATTCTTAAACCGCCTCCATTACTGACTGTGGCGGAATGGTGCGATCAATTCCGTGTTCTCAGCTCCGAATCCTCAGCAAGCCCTGGTTTATGGCATAACAGCCGCACGCCGTATCTGGTAGGGATCATGGATGCCTTTAATGATCCTACCGTAGAGACCATTGTGGTCAAGAGCAGCTCACAGATCGGCAAGTCTGAGGCGTTGCTGAATATCATCGGCTATATCATCACTCAAGACCCTGGGCCCGTCTTGTTCGTGCAACCCTCCCTGGCGATAGCTGAGGCGTTTGTTAAAGACCGGATTATTCCGATGGTTAGGGATTGCCCAGCCTTGTCCAAGAAAATCACACTAGCCCGCACTACACGCCGTGATACGGTACAGGACACGATGCTGCACCGGACCTTTGCCGGCGGTCATCTGACACTGGCTGGCGCTAATTCAGCCGCGAGCCTAGCCAGTCGCCCAATACGTGTGTTGCTGATGGACGAGGTTGACCGTTATCCGGTATCCATAGCCGATGAGGGTGATGTTGTGGCTCTTGCCAGAAAGCGCACCACGGCATTCTATAACCGCAAGATAGCGATGGTCAGCACACCAACGGTTAAGGATGCCAGTCGCATAGAGTTTGAGTACGCCAATTCAGATCAGCAGCGATATTTCGTGCCATGCCCGAATTGCCAGCATTATCAATATCTTAAATTTGGCGGAAAGGATGAGCCCTTCGGACTTAAATGGGAGCCGGAGAAGCCTGAGATAGCGTGGTACGAGTGTGAGGACTGCCACAAGGTCATCAAAAATTCTGACAAGTCATGGATGTTGCTTAGGGGCGAATGGCGGCAAACAGGCGAAAACCTAACCGGCAATGTGCGCGGCTTCCACATTAACGAGCTATACAGCCCGTTTGTTACTTTTGCCGAGCTTGCACGGAACTTCTTGGATTCATGCAAGCTGCCGGAAACACTGCGAACCTTCATCAATACCAGCCTTGGCGAGGCATGGGAAGAAGTGGAGGATTTACCAGATATAAACGATATCGCCAAGCGCGCCGAGGATTACGTCAAAGTGCCTAGAGCCGTGCGTGTACTGACTGCCGGGATTGATATCCAGGGTGACCGTATTGAGCTTGAGGTTATCGGCTGGGGTAAGAACTTCGAGTCATGGGGCATAGAGCGTCAGATAATTTACGGCGATCCTTCACAACCAGCGCTATGGGGACAGGTTGACCTGTATCTGAAGCGCGAGTTTGAGGTTGATGGTGGTCCAGCATTGACCATCAGCTGCACATGTGTTGACTCCGGTTATTGCACCGATGCGGTTTACAGTTATGTGAAGGATAAAGCGGGAAGGCGCATCTTCGCGGTTAAGGGATTACCCGGACCTGGGAGGCCGATTGTGGGGCGTCCACTCAAGAATCAGTATTCGCGGGTTATCAAGGTATTTCCTGTCGGCGTAGATACGGTCAAGGATATTATCTATGCCCATCTGCGCGTCGAGAATGATGGCGAAGCGCCCTTTATGCACTTCCCCGCTACATATGGCCCCGATTTCTACGAACAGATAACAGCCGAGAAGTGTGTCACCAAGCACAAAGGCGGTCAACCTGTGCGAACGTATGTGAAGATACGCCAACGCAACGAGGCATTGGATATCCGCGTGTATGCGCGCGCTGCGCTTGAATTACTGAAATTGAATCTAGACACGATGGATGAACCCCTCGGAGTTGTGAAAGTGTTATATACTAATGTCGAGAAACCGAAACCTCGGCGGCAACCTGTCTTGGATGAGATCGTCCGGCGGATGAGATCAGAAGGCCAGAAGCGCGGAGTTGGGTTCGTAAATAACTGGAAATAAGACATGCCCGCAGTCACGCCGCCCTATTATGAACCTTCCGTTATTGTTGCCGGCGATAATGTTGCATGGCTGCGTACCTTTCAGGACTACACACCCGTCAATTACACGCTCTCCTATGCACTGATGCCGCCTGCGGGTGTTGTGATTGGCATCACGGCGGCTGATTATGGCGACCACACTACGTTTTCAGTCAATGTAGCCGGTACGGTTACGGTTAAGTGGGGACCGACCGATTACCTTTGGCAGGCCTACATGACCGATGCCAGCGCCAACCGGACCACGCTGTTCAGTGGGCGGCTGACTATCCAGCCAAATTTTGCCACCGCAGTCGTTCAGAATTATCAAAGCGTCGTTAAACAAACACTGGATGCCCTGTACGCCCTAATTCAGGGTAAAGCGACCTCCGACCAGCAGAATTACACCATTCGTGGACGGTCGCTATCACGGATGCAGCCGAAGGAGTTGTTGGACTGGCTCGATTTCTATGAAGAACTGTATGACCGTGAGATTCGCGAGGAAGCCGCGGCGCAAGGGCGTGGGAACAAGGGCAAGATTACGGCCACATTCAATGATCCAGTCGGATTCCCTGTTCCGCCTAGTTATTGGCGGCAGACGGGGGGCAGTTGAAGAATCCCATCACACGATTCATGCCTAAATTCATGCGGACAGTAACGCCCAAGGTGGTGCGTATGTTCCAGGCAGCGATGCCGTCGCGCCTGAATAGCGGCTGGCTGATGCTGCCGCAGCCTACAAACTGGGTAATACGCTCGTCTTTGCGGGCATTACGGGCGCGGTCACGTGAGGGATGGGAAAATAATCCCTATGTGAAGCGCTTTGTGGACCTCATTTCATCGAATGTCATAGGGCATAAGGGGATTCTATCCCACCCCACGGTAAAACTGCCTAATGGCCAGATGGATGATGCTGTTAATACATTGATTTATAACGCTTTTAACGACTGGTGCAGCGGATGCTATTGCGATGTTGGCCGCAGTATGAGTTGGGCCGAATTACAGCGACTTGCGATCAAAACACTGGCCATAGATGGTGAGATATTCGCCCGTATCGTCCGTGATTCGTCATTCAAGTACGGATATGCCATTCAGCTTATTGACCCGGAATACATTGACCTGCTACAGAATCAAAAGCTATCAAACGGCAACTATATCCTGCAAGGTATTGAATTTAATCGTTTTAATGCCCCTGTAGCCTACCATATCTATCAGCCCGCGCCGGGGGATGCCTATGCGACGTATGCCCCCGCTGGGACTGGTACTTATCTGCGTGTGCCAGCCAACCAGATGTTACATATCTTCCTGCCATTCAGGATAGATCAACGGCGTGGGATACCCATGACCGCCAATGCGCTCGAACCCCTCAAGATGATGAATGGATACATGGAGGCCGCATTGATAGCAGCGCGTGTCGGCGCATCTACAATGGGATTCTTTCATTCTGTTGGTGGCGAACAGGAGACGATCGCCGACAGAAAGAACCCGGATGGCTCATTATCCTTCGATGCTGATCCCGGCACGTTCAGGCAGCTCCCCAATGGCGTGGATTTATCTACCTGGAAGCCAGAATACCCTAGCACCGCGTTTCAGCCATTCACCAAGACTATCTTGCGGCAGATTGCCAGTGGTTTGGGCATTAGTTACACCAGCCTGAGCAACGATATTGAGAGCGTAAATTACAGCTCTATTCGCCAGGATGCGCTGCAGGACCGCGAGTTGTACCGGGTAACGACCGATACCATCATAAATCGCTTCATTAAGCCGCTTT